GCAGGTTCGCCTCGCGCAGGTTCGCCTCGCGCAGGTTCGCCTCGCGCAGGTTCGCCTCGCGCAGGTTCGCCTCGCGCAGGTTCGCGCCGCGCAGGTCCGCGCCGCACAGGTTCGCCTTGCGCAGGTTCGCCTCGCGTAGGTTCGCCTCGCGCAGGTCCGCGCGGCAGGCGACCCCTTCTTCGAGGGCATGGCGCGTATACAGCTTGCCGTCGAGGTCAGTTGGCGCGGCACACTCAAAAAGGGTTTTTTGGGCGCCCGCGCGGCTAACGATCTTGATCGTTGTCATGGTCGTATCTCCATTGCCGCCGTGGCGCGCGCAAAGCGCTGTTGCTGCGCGGCGGCGAGCAGCGCGTCTTGCAGCGTTGCCTGGGTGTCGCGGTCGGCATCTACGTCAGATGGCTGGCCGTCGAGCCACGGGGCGAATATGCACAGCACTGCAAAAATAATAGCAAGCAGCGTGTAGGTGTTGACGGCATTCATGGCGCTGCCTCGGTCCCGTTGGACTCAATGTCATGCGCCGCGTCGATCAGGCGGCGGGCCAGTTCGCGCAATGCGTCCGGCTTCAGGTATGCCGTCATGCGGCCGAAAGCAGCCAGTATTTCTAGTTTTGCGTAGTCCTGATCTGCAAACCTGAACAGCTGGACGAGCATCGCTTCGTTGTTTGCGTGAACGCCTGAGTAGCCCTCTTTCTGATCAGCGCCGTAGTAGCGCTGCATCCTGTGCTGACTTTCTTCGGGAGTAATCGGCCGCCGCGGCGCATGCGTGAACACGGTTGCAGCTTTGTTCATACGCCCTCCCCTGCCTCAGCCTCAATGCGTCGCGCCGCCGCAAGCTCAGACTCGAATCGCCACTCCAGCCGTATCGGCGTATAGGTCTCATCGGTCTGCGGATCGATCAGCATCAACAGGTATTTGGGCATCTGCTGATGCCCCGAGATCTCCGGCACGAATTCGTGCATGCCGCCGACCACGGCCCGCCGGCCGTCTGCGCTGATCTCCACGCGCTGGTTGAGGTGGTATTTCGGGCGCACGCTTGCGGCGCTGTCGTCTGGAGGGGTTGCGCTTGTAACGGTGCCCGCGAACAATGAGTTGGGCAGCCCATATTGCTGATGTACCCCGCCCTTTAAGACGGTGATCGTCCTGGTGGGCTCCGGCTGGCGCGCCATGAACAGCTTCCCCTCAGCGCTACAGGGCTCATACGACATGCGCATGTGATGGCACGGTTTGTATATCTGCTCGCCAGTAACTAGATCATGAATCGTGGGCGGCGCGGCACAGCCGAAGAGCATGCGGGTGCCATCCGCGCGCTGCGGCAGGTTGTTGTGGTAATACGCGCAGTCCTTGCACAGCGGCACATCGCGGCTGGGGTGCGAGTCGGCGTTCATGCCGCCACCTCTTGGGCCTCTTCGGTCTGCGCAGTGATCGCCCTCTCGTCGCGCCAATCGCGCTTGCTCGGGTTGTGGAGATCGTTTTCGTCCCAACAGACGACGTACCAGACCGAAGATTCGTCGCCCGGCTTGAGAACGTCGTTGGCGTACTCAACGCGCACCTTGACGATGCCCTGCCTGCCGGGCACGACGGTGTCCGCAACACGCTGGTTTAACTCGAATTTCATGCTTACCCCCTGCGCCCCTCTGCCGGGGCTTGGCGGCGCGGCGGGTGCCGGGCTTGGGGTGTAGTCTACCCATTTACGGGTTATTGTCAACCCATAAACGGGGAATGACGCAGCAATCCTTCCCGCGAGATGTTGCGCGAGCACAAAAAGCCACCCTAGACAGGATGAATCATGCTATTTAATTTATAGCGTTAAGCCATTTGCACAAAAGGCTTGCAGCTATTGCGCAGTTCCAAGCAAGTGGTAAAATTAGCCGGTTCCCAACCAATTGCAATCCATGATTCCCGCGCTGTATGACGAACGCAAGGCCGCCCAGGCCGCCGCATTCCTGCTGCACAGGGCGGGTGGGCGGTTGCCGCTGATCAAGCTCATCAAACTGCTGTATCTGGCCGAGCGTGAATCGCTGCGCCGCTATGGCGACACCATTACGGGTGACTCGTTCGTTTCTATGCCAAACGGCCCTGTGCTGTCGATGACGTATGACCATATCAACGGCGCACTGCCGTCAGCTTTTGACGGTTGGTCGGCATGGGTGGCCGACAGGGACGATCATGATGTTGCTTTACGCGACCCAAGCAGGGTTGCCGATCCACGACAGGACTTGCTGGCGCTGAGTGAGACCGATGCCGAGTGCTTGGACGCGACATGGGAGCAATTCGGCGGAATGGATAAATGGGAACTGGTTGCATACACTCATTCGGGCGCCTGCCCTGAATGGGAAGACCCCCACCAGTCCAGCCGCCCGATACCCGCCGCCCGGCTGCTGCGCGCCTTGGGCTATGACAGCGCTCAAACCCAGGCGTTGGTCAAGCGGCTGCACGAGCAGCGCTACATCAAAGCGGCGTTCGAGCCGGCGGCTTGAACATGGGCCAGCAATGGGTTTGCGCTCAGGGCGCATGTGTCCTGGTTCCGTCCGGCCCCGACAGCAAAAAGCATTTATTCGCCGTTATGCTTGATCCCGTGCCCATTGCGGGATATGGGTCAAAGCCCATGGCTTTGATGGCGTGCGCCTCCAGCATCACGGGCAGCTTCCAGCACGATGATGCCTGTGAACTCAAGGCCGGCGAACATCCCTTTATCACGCACGACAGTTTTATCGACTACCGCTTCACCCGCATGGAGCCCGCCGAGCTGGTGCAGGCCAGAGTCAAGGATGGAACCTTCATAGCCAAGGAGCCGTGTTCGGCCGCGCTGGTGCAAAAGATCATCGCTGGCGCGCTCAAGTCGCGCCGCATCAATCGGGAATACCGCAACGTCCTGGAGCAGTTGATTTTCAAGCAGGGCGCGATTTAAAGGCTGTCGAAGCGAATATCGTCAAGGCTGCGACGCTGGCCGTCGCTTTCGGCGCGGCTTTTGTTTTGTCTGCTGACTGGCGGGCGCTGTGGGACTGCTGGCTGGGTCTTTCGTGATTGGCGTTGATGCGGGCAAAGGCGTGCTTGCGGCGCTGCGTTGATCCGCTTGCTTGCCGGACTTAGGCTCATGGAAAATGCAGGACACGACAAGTGCAGCAAAGATTCCGGCAATGGCCCACGTAGTCCACTTGGTTTTGGTTTTCCCGGCGTCACGACTTCTTGGTGAGTCCCTGTCGTCTGAATCAAGGCTGATAGTCCATTTGTACTCTCGTGGCGCGTTGTCGTAACGGCGGTAAGTCGCGCGCGCCAGTTCATCCCGTCGCGCCGATTCCACGTCATAAGCCGGTTCGTTGAGCAGCGCGCGCAAGTAGGTGCGGCTACGCTCGGTTTTGCCGGTACGCTTGAGCAGGCAGGCCAGTAGAGACTCTGCATCGCGCATTGCGCCATGCGTGGCTGGGCGCGCCACGCCAAACGTCTGGCATACCGTGTCGAGCTTTTTGTTCGCCATGCTGGGCCACGGGAACTGCCGGTAGCTGCACCGCCACGGTTGCTTCACGGCCATGACTTTGGCGAGCATGCGCGCGTCAAACGTGGCGTTGTGTGCCACCAGTACGTGGGCCTGATTCAGTAACGTGCCGATGGCAACCAGGTCGAATGCCTTGCCGGCCAACTGCTCGGGCGTCAGCCCATGCACTTGTTGCGCCTTGGGGTGGATGGGTACACCCGGTTCGCGCAACCCTTCATAGCGTCCCAGTTCCTCTTGCAGCGCCCCGCGTTCGTCAACGCGCACCACGATCAGGCCAATGGAAACGGGTTCATCGTCAGGTCCAAGGCCGGTGGTTTCCGTGTCTACAACAGCTACAACGGTCATGTCGGTGGCCTTGGTTTGAGGTGATATATCTTTGCGCTTGTCTGTACTATCAGGCGACCTTCTTCCTGTTTCTTTTTTCTTTGTCTCTCACGCGCGCGTTTACGAGCGCCTCCATCACTCCGTTCACATAGTTCAGGTCTCCATGGTCCAGCACAGCCAGACGATGAGGGCTAATTGCAAACGGCCACGCAGGAATAAGTGGCAGCACATGTGCGTCTGGCGCATCGTCCTTGCCCCCACGAGTTGGATGGATCATTTGCCACGGCTCTAGACGGAACACTTTTGCGATGGATTCGATGTAATCGAGATTAATGGTCGTTGTTCCCTTCAATGCACGGTCGATCGTGCTGCGGCCAACTTTTACGCCGCACTTTGCCGTTGCAGCCTGCAGTGACGGCGCGCTTTTGTAGGTAGGCGACTCATGCATCAGGTCGCTTAGGTTGTTTGACAGGATTTTTCTAACGGTGCTCACGGCTGGAACTCCCATAAATGGGAGTTTGCACCAAACGCCTTCCCATAGACGGGTTGATTGTTTCCCGTAAACGGGTAAACTACATCATCATGAGCACCATCCTTCAACCTCTGATCGATCGCCTCCGGGAAGCGGGATCGAACAACTGGGAGCGTATAGCCGAAGAAGCTGGCGTAGCCAGGACGTTGCCTCGCAAGCTGGTGTATGGCGACCGGACAAACCCTCGCGTGCTGACGATCCAGCCGCTCTTGGATTATTTCGCGCGCAGCGCCCCTACCCCACCCACCCCAGCGGCCCAGGCCGCACAACAGGAGGCCGCGCATGGATAGGCAGCGAAGGGTTGTGATTCGTGAGGCCCAGGCGCCGGAACCTATAGGCGTGCGAACCGTTGGGGGCCTTACCGAATTGCTTGTAGCACCAATTGGATCTGCAGGATTTCCTCCGAGTACTGATAGGCGCGCTGCAAGACTCGATACGTCGGCAGATGTGTGCCCGACAGGATCACCTGATCGCCGATCGCCGGGACATGCCCGGCGATGGCTGGCAGTTGCAGTTGCTGTGTCCCTGGCTCTGCTATCGGCATGCCTGCTGCATCGAGGATGGTTAACAGGATGGTGACCGCTTCGTCTTTCATGCTCGCCCCTTTCGTGGCGTTGGTTGGTGACACATCCATTGTGCTGCGACTGCGGGCGAGCGCCCCTGCTTTCTCCTTCCGCGTCTGCGCTCATCCGGACGCGGTTTTGCCCGGCTCGCAGGGGGCCGGGCATTTCTTCTCGCGTGGCGCTGCTGGTGTGTTGCATGCCGGCAGTGTCTTTTTTTTGGCCTGTTTCGTATAGGAAAGTACAGGAATAAATGAATACCACGGTTTCCGGCAGCCGGCAGCTCACGCTTGATTTCCAGCCCGGCTTGACCGAGTTGTACGGATCGTCGGTGGATTGCGTGCGCGCCCGCGTGCACCAGATCGGGCGGCAGCTCAAATCGATTGCGGCGGACATGGACATGAGCCCAACGGAGTTGTCTCGCAAGCTGGCCAACAACCCGAACGACAAGCGCCCGTTCACGCTGTTTGATCTGGAGCGCTACGTGCGCGCCACGGGCGACACGGTGCCGATTCTGTGGCTGGTGCAGACGTTTTGCGCCAACCACGAGGAGAAACAGCGCGCGGCATTCACGGCGCTGGCCGGCATGGTGCCGCAGTTGCAGGCGCTGTGCAAAGCGGCGGGGATTGCCGGATGACGGGTGTTGAGTTCCCCGCCTGTTTCGACAGCGCCGAGGGCTACGCCGGATGGTGCAAGTTTGCGCGCATCGCGCGCGAGACGGTCAGCCCGTGCAACGATTGTGGCCCGGTGTACTGGCAAAAGATGCGGCTGCAAGGGCGCTGCAATACCAAGCAGGTGCAAGAGCGTTTTACGGTGCGGGGCGATTCCTGGAGGGCCAAACCATGCGGCCCACGGACGACATAAGCCGCGCATTGTTGTTTGCCGCGTGCGCGCTACACACGCCGTTGCGCAGCGCCACGCTGGCCGACATAACAGCCCATTCTGGCGTTGGTAGCACTGTGGCGCGGGTGCGCGTGAGCAACCTTCACCGCGCGGGTTACCTGGCGATTGCGCGCACGCGGCGCGTGGCATATCGAAACAGGCCGGTGGCAGAGTACGCGCCGGCGATGTTTGGCTAAATGACCCGCCCGTCACTGCCCCCGATCAATTTCGCCGCGCTGGCCCAGGCGCTGCTAGCGCGCAGCGAGACGCTGGTGGCGGCCTGGCTGCCGGGCGGCAAGGTCGACGGGCACGAGTACAAGTGCGCGAACTTGAGCGGCGGCGCCGGTCATAAAAACTGGAGCTGCTCGGTAAATTTGCGCACCGGCGCATGGGCCGACTTTGCGACGGACGAAAAAGGCGGCGACTTGGTCAGCCTGTACGCGGCCATCCACAGCCTCGAGATGGGTAAGGCCGCGGCGCAGGTGGCGCGCGAGTGCGGGCTGGAGGATGTGGCTGGGGTGTTGCGCGATGGGCAGCAGCAGGGCGAGCCGCCGCCAGCGCCCGCGCCGCGCCCAACAGTGCGCCGCGACGACGATAAAGAGCGATGGCATTCGGTGACGCCGGTGCCACCGGATGCGCCCGCGCCGACGTTCTGGCACAAGTACCGAACGCCCGACACGATTACACACAAGGCCGCGTACCACATTGACGGGCAGTTGTTTGGATACGTGGTGCGTTTTCGCACCAGCGACGGCGGCAAGGAGCCTATTCCGTACGTTTACGCCAAGAGCGCGCGCGATGGCGGCATGGCGTGGAAGTGGAAGATGTGGGACGAACCGCGCCCGCTGTATTTTCCTGGCGGAAAGCTCCCGGCAGCGCACACGGTGGTTTTGGTCGAGGGCGAGAAAAAGGCCGACGCGCTGCACGCACTGCTGCAAGCGGCCATGCCTGATGTGTATTGCGTGGCAAGCTGGCCAGGCGGGTGCAACGCGTGGGCCAAGGCCCTGTGGGCGTTGCTGGCCAACAACCGTGTGCTGGCGTGGCCCGATTGCGACGCCAAGCGTGTGCCGCTGTCGGCCGCCGAGCGCAAGGCGTGCGCGAATGATGCCGCGCTGGCCGCGGCGCAAGCGGCCAAGCCGCTGCTGCTGCCCGAGAGACAGCCTGGCATGCGCGCGATGCTGGCCATTGGCCGGCATCTGCGAGATGAATACAACTGCAAGGTTCAGTTGCTGCCCATCCCCGCGCCCGGCGCGGTCAAGGACGGCTGGGACTGCGACGATGCGATAACCGCCGACGGCTGGGATGCCGCGCGGGTGCTGGAATTTTTCGGGCGCGCGCAGCCGTTGCCGCAGTCCGCCGATGGCGCGCCGCCGCCACCACCGTCGAAAAGCAAAAAACGCGACGGCCCCGTTGACACTGGCGGCGGAGATGATGGCGCTGGCCGCACTGGTCCGAAAGACCCGCCGGAATGGTTGTTGCCGTTCTGGGATGAGGCCAAGAGCCGGTGGATGGTGTCGCGCAAGCTGGTGATCAAGGCGCTGATGCACGACCCGGCGCTGGCCGGTGTGCTGGGCTTTAACGAACTTTCAAACGCGATCGACGCGCGGCTCGATTGGCCGTGGCCCTACGGCAGGGCTGGGCCGATCACGGGCAGTACCGATCTGGCGCTGGGGTTGTATTTGAGTGAGCGGTACGGCCTGCCCGCGATTGCGCGGGCGGCGCTGTCGGAGGCGATCGAGACCATAGCGCACCGCCAACGCTTCCACCCCATCCGCGAATACTTGGAGCGCCAGCAGTGGGACGGCAAGCCGCGCGTGGATCGCTGGTTGATTTACGTGCTGGGCTGTCACAAAGAGCAATTGCGCCCGGCGCTGCGCGAGTATCTGACGCTGGTGGGGCGCTTTTGGCTGCTGGGCATGGTCAACCGCGTGATGGAGCCGGGCTGCAAATTCGACTATTGCCCGGTGCTGGAAGGGCCGGGCGGGTTGCGCAAATCCACGCTGGTGCAGGCGTTGGCCAGCAAGGCGTTTTTCAGCGCGTCGCATTTCGACGTGGGGCGCGGACACGACGGACAAGAGCAGGTGCAGGGGCTGTGGTTGTACGAGATTGCGGAGCTGGCCAACTTCGGTAAATCGGATATCGGCCTAATCAAATCGTTCATCAGCAACGAGGTCGACAAGTACCGGCCCGCCTATGGCCGCGTGCAGGAGAGTTATCCGCGCCAGTGCGTGATGGTGGGTACCACCAATGAGCGCACCTACCTGCGGGACCGCACGGGCAACCGGCGGTTCTGGCCGGTTCCGGTGCGCACGGTTATCAACACCGACTGGGTCGTGCGCTGGCGCGATCAGTTGTTCGCTGAGGCGCTGATGCTGTACCGCGAGGGCGCGCCGTTCGCGCCCTCACCGGCCGATGAGAAGCGGTTGTTCGAGCCGATGCAGGAAAGCCGCCTGATCGACACCGCCGTGCAGTCTGAGCTGCTGCGGCTGTTGACGCGCGAGGTAACACAGTCGGAGCTCGGGATGCTGGTGAACTGCGAGACGCCGTTCGTGACGATGGCCGACCTGGTGCGCGTGCTGGGCGCGGATGCGGCCAAGAGCAACGCCGGGCTGGAGGCGCAGATACGCGGCTGGATGGAACATGAAGGATGGGCATACGCGCGCCGCCGCGTGAACGGCGCGCGCGCGATGGGATACCTGCGGCCTGCTGGCTGGCCGCCCGATGGTGACGACGATGACGATGCGCCGATGGATGCGCCCGTCACGCCCAAGCCGCAAGCCCCGCCCGCTGGTGACGATGCCGGCGCAGCGGAACCCGATGACATTTACGGAGACGCCGAGGATGCGCCGTTCTGATCGATTGACACGATCGGCGGCGGCGCGCGAATCGCGCCGTGCCCCGGCCCGCACAGGACGCAAGACTGGCAGTGCGGGCCATGAATTGGGGTGTGTGCCAATGGTGTGGCACATGCGCCGGGGCGCGAACGCGGGGACTTCGGCGGAGACGGCCATGTAACCCGCGCTGTCCACTGTCCACGGTGTCCAGGCTTTTCCTATAGAGCCTACCGGATGCCTCCTATGACCTCTTGCCTGGGTCGAGCTGCTGCATGGTCTGTGCGGTAGGCGGGCAGTGTGTGGCGTGCCAATGCGCGCAGGCGCATGTGGGCGGGCGTGGGCGCGCTCGCGCGCGCGGGCATCGCGCGACTTACGTATTACCTCTATATAAAAAAGGTGGACAGTATGGACAGTGGACAGCAGCAAAAAAGTTGCGACGATCCGGTGCGCGATGGGTTGGCGCTGATCAAGAGCCAGATGCCCAAGACCTACGCGGATATCCAGGCGCAGGCGGCAGGCCCGCGCGGCAGCGCCACATTCGCGCTGGTGCGCCGCAGCCTGAAGGGTGAGGCCAACTGTTTCTACGCCATTGAAGGCGGCCACGTGGTGGGAACGCCATTCGCGCGCTCGGACGTGACGGACCAGATCGCAGGCCACATGGTCGGGTTCGGCATCAGCTTTCTGGTGATCTGGCCGCTGTTGGATGAGGGTGATCATGGCGCGGATTGAATGGGTCGGTCTCAGGCTAGACAACTGGGCGCGGTGGATGGTTCAGGGCGATTTGGGTATGCTGGGTTATCCGAAACAGGCGGTATTCGCGCGCCTGGCGGGCAAAGGGCGGCGCGGCGAGGCGGTGATCCCGCTCGACAATATTGATGCCGCGTTGACAAACCAGGCGGTTGAGTCGTTGCGCTGGCGCAAGCCGCACTTGTACCTGACGCTGCAATACATCTACATTCGCAACCTCGGCGTGACGCAGACGGCACGGAAGCTGAAACGCGCGCCATCAACCATCAGCTCGCACTTGGAGCAAGCGGATGCGGCGCTGGCGCAGTGGTTTTCTAGCCACGCTGATCGAAAAAAAGCGGCATGATTCTTTTTACGACATAGAGGAATGTGGTATATTTCAGGCAAAGTTGGTGCAACGTGTAGCAGTACAGTGCATCACACAGATCAATCAACCCCGCTCGGCGCAAGTCGGCGGGGTTTTTGTTTGCATCCATGTGCCCCAATCAGCCCCGAAACCCTGCACACATCCGGGTTGCGGCGTGCTCGTGCGCGACGGTTCCGGTCGTTGCGCCAAGCACGCGCGCCCGGCGTGGACAAAGGCCAAGCCGGTGCCGCGCGTCACGGGCCGCAAGCTGCAAGCGTTGCGCCTGGCGTTGTACCGGCGTGACCCGTGCTGTGCGGAGTGCCGTGGTTTGTTTCGGCTCGACCAACTCGAACGCGATCATGCGGTGCCGCTGGCTGAAGGCGGCACTGACGATGAATCGAACACGCGGCTGCTGTGCGGCAAGTGCCACGACGCCAAGTCAGCGGCCGAGTCGCTCAGGGGGCGGGGGAGGTCAAATGTTTAACACCCCCTCGCCGGAAACCGATCCCCCCGCCAAAATTTTGCGTGCGCGGGTTTCGAGGGGGGGGTACCTCCCTGCTATTGATATTGGAGCATGATGTGATTGGTACACGCGGGCCGCTGCCGAAGCCGGTCGCTTTCAAATTATTGGAAGGCAACCCCGGCAAGCGCCCGCTTGATCTGTCCGAGGGCGTGAATCCGCCGATCGCCGTGCCTGACGCGCCGCGCCACCTCGGGCGGTCGGCGCGCAAGGAATGGAAACGCATCACGCCGCTGCTGGCCGAGCTGGGTCTGATCAGCGGCCTGGACCGCGCGGCGCTGGCGCTGTATTGCCAAACCGCCGGCCGGCTCGATGAACTGGAGACCGCATTCAACGCCAAGGTCCAGGCCCACGTCGATAGCGGCGCCGACTATGCCGATGCGGTCTATCAGGTCAGCCACGGCATCACGCCCAGCGGCTATGCCCAGCAATCCGTGATCGTGCAGCTCATCAACCGCTACCGCGAACAGGTTCATAAATACCTGATGCATTTCGGCCTGTCGCCCGCCGCGCGCGGACGGGTGCAGCCCAGCAACAACGTGCAGATGGGCCTTCCCGGATTTGAATCCAAACCAGATGCCGCCGCCGTCAGCGGCTTCGCTCGCTTCATGCAATGACCCCCTTCGTCGACCGCGCCGCCGCCTATATGCAAGCGGTGGCGAGCGGAGCCGTGCCCGCGTGCAAGTGGACGCGGCTGGCCGTGCAGCGCCAACTCGACGACTTGGCGCGCGCGCCCGGCGATGACTGGCCGTGGATGTTTGACGCGGAGCGCGCCGAGCGCCCGTGCCACTTCATCCAATTGCTGCCGCACATCAAGGGCCGATGGGCCAAGGAAGGCAAAACGATCGAGCTCGACGGCTGGCAGTGCTTTATCCTCACAACGGTATTCGGCTGGGCGCACCGCGATACCAATCTGCGGCGCTTCCGTGAAGCGTACATCGAGGTTCCGCGCAAAAACGCCAAATCCACCATCAGCAGCGGCGTGGCGCTGTACATGCTGGCCGCCGACGGCGAACAGGGCGCGGAGGTTTACAGCGCCGCCACCACGCGCGATCAGGCGCGCATCGTGTTCGATGACGCGAAGGCGATGGCGCAGCGCTCGCCCGGCCTGCGCGAATACTGCGGCGTGGCGATACAGCAGCATTGCCTGACCGTCGCCGCCACCGCCAGCCGCTTCGCGCCGCTGGCCGCCGAGGGCAGCACGCTCGATGGCCTGAACGTCCATTTCGCGGTGATCGACGAACTGCACGCCCACAAAACGCGCGCCGTGTATGACGTGATCGACACCGCGCGCGGCGCGCGCGAGCAGTCTCTGCTGTGGATCATCACCACGGCGGGCACCGACCGCAGCGGCATCTGCTACGAGCGGCACACGCACGTGACCAAGGTGCTCGACCACGTGATCGACGACCCCAACCTGTTCGGCGTCATTTACACCATCGACGATGGCGACGATCCGTTCGACCGTGCCACCTGGGCCAAGGCCAACCCCAACTGGGGCGTCAGCGTGCTGCCCGACGACATGGAAGCCGCCGCGCGCAAAGCCGAGGCGATGCCGTCGGCGCTCAACAATTTCCTAACCAAACGGCTCAACGTGTGGGTCAGCGGCGAGAGTCCGTGGATGGACATGCACGCGTGGGACAAGTGCGGCGATGCCGCGCTGCGCGACCTCGCGCCGTACCACGGCAGCAAGGCGTGGATCGGCCTGGACCTGGCGCAGAAAAAGGATTTTGCCGCCGTCTGCCTCGTGTTTCAGCATGGCGATAAATGGAACGTGTGCACGCGTCTGTACCTCAACGAATTGGCGATACAGGAAAGCGGCACCGCCCACCTGACCGGCTGGGCGCGGCAGGATTACGTGCACGTCACCGACGGCGACCTGACCGACTTTGACGTGGTGGCCGACGATCTGCGCCAGTTGTGTCGCGATTTTGATGTGCAGGAGATCGCCTTCGACCCGGCGCTGTCGATGTACTTCGCTGGCAAACTGGTTGAGGAAGGACTGCCGATGGTCGAGATCGCCCAGCGCGCCCTGTTCTTTACCCAACCGCTGTTGCAGGTTGAAAACATGGTGCTCGAAGGCACGCTGCGCCACGACGCCAACCCGGTGATGGACTGGATGGTCAGTAACCTGGTGGTCAAGGTCAGCAAGTTCAACGGGCTGCGCGCACCTACCAAGGAACGCCCCGAAAACAAAATCGACGGCCCCATCGCCATGCTGATGGCGCTGGGCCGCGCCATGCTCGGCGCTCCGGTCGAGCACCGCTACAGCGTCTTTTTTATCTAAGGTAACCCCATGAAACCAGAAATTGTCAAACGGATCTACGGCCAGATCGTCATCAAGGCGCTGGACGAAGACGCACGCGAGATATCCGGCATTGCCACGTCCATTGGCACCGACCGCATGGGCGACATCGTGGAGCCTGCCGGCGCCGAGTTCACGCTGCCCATGCCGCTGCTGTGGCAGCACGATCATGTGCAACCCATCGGCCATGTGCTGGCCGCCAAACACACCGGCGATGGCATAGAGGTCAGGGCCAAACTGGTCAAGCCCACCCCAGACATGCCGCAGCGCATGGCCGCGCGGCTGGACGAAGCATGGGTCTCGATCAAGACCGGCCTGGTGCGCGGGCTGTCCATCGGCTTCACGCCGATCGAGTACGCCTTTATTGAAAACTCCTACAGTATCCACTACACCAGATGGAACTGGCATGAGCTTTCCGCCGTGACGATCCCGGCCAATCAGGATGCTTCGATCACGGCCATCAAATCACTCGACGAATCGCAGCTGGCCGCGTCAGGCAATAGGCGCGATCCGCCGCTTGACCGGGGCAAGTCCCCGGCCCCGCCCGGCGTTTCGGGCAAACCCACCCCCCCTGCCGCTGGCGGGGTTTTTTATGCCCAAACGAAAGGAAAATCCAAAATGAACGTGCAAGAGCAAGTCAAGGTTCTGGAAGCCAAGCGCAAGGAACTCACCGACGAGCGCACCGCGATCCAGACCAAGGCGGTCAATGAAGGCCGCACCAAGGACGGCGCCGAGGCCGAGCGCTTCGCGGAAATCACCACCGAGATCGGCGCCATCGACAAGGAACTGGCCGACCTGCGCGTGATGGAAAAAGACCTGATCGCCACCGCCAAGCCGGTTGATGGCGGCACCGATCAAGCCGCCAGCGATTCGCGCGCCATCGGCCGCATCCAGGTCAAGGACAACCGCGTGGTCGGCAAAGGCCTGGCGTTGGCGCAGATGGTCAAGTTCATCGCCAAGGCGCAGGGCAACCTGTACGGTGCGCAGCAACTCGCCGCCGCCGATCAAAAAGCCGACCCGCGCGTGGCGAACGTGCTGAAAGCCGCCGTCTCCGCCGGCTCCACGCTCAACACCGCTTGGGCCGGCAACCTGGTGGGCGACGAAACATCGGTCTACGCCGACTTCATCGAATACCTGCGTCCGAAAACCATCATCGGTCAATTCGGTACCGGCAACGTTCCGGCCCTGCGCACCGTACCGTTCCGCGTGCCGCTGATTGGGCAGACCTCTGGCGGCGCTGGCTATTGGGTGGGCGAAGGGCAAGCCAAGCCGCTGACCCAGTTCGATTTCACGCGCACCACGCTGGAGCCGCTCAAGGTCGCCAACATCGCCGTGCTGACCGACGAAGTCATCCGCTACAGCTCGCCCTCCGCCGACGCCATCGTGCGCGACCAACTGGTCGCCGCGTTGCGCGAGCGGCTGGACATTGACTTCATCGCTCCATCCAAGGCCGCCGCCGCGGGCATCTCCCCCGCCTCCATCACCAACGGCCTGACGCCTATTGATTCCAGCGGCCGCGATGCCGACGCCGTGCGCGCCGACATCAGGTCGTTGTTTGGCGCCTTTATCACCGCGAACAACGCGCCCACCGGTGGCGTGTTCATCATGTCGGCCACCACCGCACTGGCCTTGAGCCTGATGCTCAACCCGCTGGGTGCGCCGGAGTTCCCCGGCATCACCATGAACGGCGGTGTGCTGCATGGCCTGCCCGTGATCGTGTCCGAATACGTGCCCGGCGCTATCGTCATCCTGGCGAACGCCTCGGACATTTATTTGGGCGACGAAGGCGGGTTCCAGATCGACCTGAGCCGCGAGACCTCGCTGGTGATGGACGATGCTCCGGCCAGCAACAGCACCACGCCCAAAGCGGCACAAACGGTCTCCATGTTTCAGACCAACTCGGTGGCGTTCCGCGCCGAGCGCGTCATCAACTGGGCCAAGCGCCGCGCAACCGCCGTGGCGTATCTGTCCGGCGTGGCCTGGGGCACCGCGCCCACCGGGCCGTAATCGTCTGAGCCGCAAGCGGGGGGGCGCGAAAGCTCCCCCTGCCCTACCACCAAGGAACCGACATGGCAAAAGTCCAATTCACTCACACCAGCGGGCGCGTCGAAACGATGGAAGAACGCTTCGCTAGCATCCTGTGCAAGCTGGGCCGTGGTCAGTACCTGACACGGGACATGCGCGCCGTGCCGCTCGCCAACAATTCGCCACCGGCTCCGCAAATTACGGTGCCCAATGCTGGCGGCGTCGTGGAATCTGGCCCGCCCGCCGGCGATGCGCCACCGCCCGCGGCGCCACCCAAGCCAGCAGGGCAGATAGATGCCAACACTGCCGCCGGCGTCAAACAGCCCGCGCCGGAGCCTGTACGCCAGCCAAAACCCAAAACCGCCAAACCCAAGGCCGAGGCCGAATAGTCATGAACCTCATCAGCCGGGCTATCGCCGCCGTGCGCAAAACGCTCTCGCCGGTCCCGTCCGGCAATGGCGGCTGGTGGCCTATGTTCGTGCGCGAGCCGTTCGCCGGCGCATGGCAGCGCGGGGAAGCCTTGCGCGGCATGGATGCGCTGGAAACGCCCATCGTCTACGCCTGTGTCACGCTGATCGCCAACGATATCGGCAAGTTGCGCACCACGCTGGTAAAAAAGCAAGAAGATGGTATTTGGTATGAAATTGATAGCAACGCGCACAAATTAGCCGTGCTACGCAGGCCGAATCGGTATCAAAACCACATTCAATTCAAGCAATGGTGGATCATGTCTAAACTGCGCACCGGCAACACCTACGCGCTCAAACAACGCGATCCGCGCGGCATGGTCACGGATCTGTACGTGCTTGATCCGCACCGTGTCTCGGTGCTGGTCTCGGATGACGGATCGGTGTTTTACCAGCTTGGCCAAGATAACCTGGGCGGGCAGCAGCGCGACTCGGTCACGGTGCCCGCCAGCGAAATCATCCACGACCGGATGAACTGCCTGTACCACCCGCTGGTCGGCATCTCGCCGCTCTACGCCGCGGCCATCGCGGCGGGCATCGGCGGCAAGATTCAAGACAACACGCTGCGCTTTTTTGGTAATTCTTCGCGGCCCGGCGGCATTCTGGTCGCGCCAGGAACCATCTCGAAGGAAAACGCCGCCGAGATCAAGGCGAATTGGGAGGCCAGTTTCGGCGGGCCCAACTCGGGCAAGGTGGCGCTATTTGACGGTGGCATGAAATTCGAGCCCATGAGCCAAACCGCCGTCGATTCGCAACTGATCGAAACCATGCGCTGGTCTGACGAACGCATCTGCTCAGTATTCCATGTACCAGCCTATAAAGTCGGCGTTGGCCCGGCGCCGAGCTACAACAACATCGAGGCGCTGGACCGCGCCTATTACTCGGACTGCCTGCAATCGCCGATCGAGGAATTCGAGGCGTGCCTGGACGAAGGGCTGGGTTTCGATGGCGTCACGGAGGGCGTCGAGCTTGATCTGGCCGGCTTGCTGCGCATGGACAGTAAAACGCAGATGGAGACCCTCAAAACCGGCGTGGACGGCGGCATTCTCACCGTCAACAACGCCCGGCTGCGTCTGAACCAGCCCGCGCTGGAAGGCGGCGATACCGTTTATTTGCAGCAGCAAGACTATCCGCTCGATCAGGTGCGGCTCAACCGCATCGCCGCGCGGGAGCCGCCGCCGCAACCCAGCGCCGAGGACCAATCCACCATCGCGCAAGCCAAGGCATTGATCGCGACACAGCAGGCCATCGAGGCCGCGAAAGCAAAGGTGCTCGCCCATGTTCAATCCTGAAAAATTCGGCGCTGAAATGGGCGACCTGGTGCTGCGGGCCATCGCGCCGTTGCAACAACGAATCGCTGAGTTGGAAAAACAGCTTGCCGCTCGGCCCGACGTAGCGCGGCTGATTGCCGACGAGGTAACCCGGCAAGTCAAGGCTATGCCGCCCGCCAGGGACGGCAAGGACGGCAAGGATGGCAAGGACGCCGATATGCCGATGCTCATGCTGAACATGAGCGCGCGCATCCGCGCCGCCATCGAGGATTTGCCCAAGCCTAACGATGGGAAAGACGGCAAGGACGGTGCGCCCGGTAGGGATGGGAACAATGGCAAGGATGGCGCCGACGGCAAGGACGGCGCGCCAGGTAAAGATGGGACCAGCATCACGCTGGACGACGTGCGCCCGGCAATTGACGCGGCGGTGCGGTCCGCTATCGGCGCCATCCCGCAACCCAAGGATGGCCGTGACGGCGCCGACGGCAAGGACGGCGCGCCAGGTAAAGATGGGACCAGCATCACGCTGGACGACGTGCGCCCGGCAATTGACGCGGCGGTGCGGTCCGCCATCGGCGCCATCCCTCTGCCCAAGGATGGCCGTGACGGTGTTGACGGTAAGGATGGCGCCAACGGCCAGGATGGCCGCGACGGGCAAGACGGCAAGAGCTTCACGCTCGACGATGCCACGGCGCTGCTGGCGCACCACTGGTCGGTGTGGGAGCTGGACTTTGAGCGCCGCGCATCAACCACGCTTGTGAAAGCCGTTGACCGGCTGCCCAAGCCGCGCGACGGCAAGGATGGCAAGGACGGTAAAAAAGGCGCTGACGGGCGCGACGGTCTGGGCTTTGACGATCTGAGCTTCGAGCATGACGGCGCGCGCACGGTCACGCTCAAATTCCAGCGCGGCGACGTCATCAAAACATTCGACCTGACATTTCCCATCGTGCTGGATCGCGGCGTGTACCGGGACGGCATGGAATGTGCGCCAGGAGACGGCGTAACGTGGGCCGGCTCCTACTGGATCGCGCAACGCGCCACCAAGGCCAAGCCCGACGGCCCGGACAGCGGTTTCCGCCTGGCCGTCAAGCGCGGCCGGGACGGCAGGGACGGGCGCGACGGAATTGATAAAGAGCCGGTCGTGAAACTCAAGGACTGACGATGCTTTGTCCACACCCACCCAGACCGCCATCCGTGATGTCGGCGCTATCCCTCAAATGGCGGGATGCGATTTCAGCCGCCTATTGGGAATTCAAGGAGCGCATGACAAAGGCCGAGGCGGACGAGCAAGACGCCTTCGCGCTTGCCGTGGCGAACCTGCTCGAACGGTACCGAGACGAAGCCAAAAAGGACAAAGCGCCATGATGCTGGTAACACTCAAACAAGCAAAAGATCATCTGCTGAGAGACACCGACGCGGGCGATGATGATCTGAAACTCAAGATTGAAGCCGCGTCCGCCGCCGTGTTGGACTATTTGGGTGACTACACCGCCACGTTCCTTGAGGACGGCAAGGTAAAAACCGATGGCGCGGGCAATCCAGTCAATGTTCCCGCGCGTGTGCAGCAAGCGGTCTTGCTGACCGTCGGGTACTTCTTCATCGAGCGCGACGGCTCACAAGAGTTCCGCGTGGACAGCCAATACGGCTACGGTTACGCGCTGCCACAATCGGCTGTCGCGTTGCTCTACAGCTTGAGAAAGCCCACGGTCGTATGACAACACGCATTGGCCAATTGCGCCACCGAGTTACCTTCCAGCAGCCTGGAAAGGGCAAGGACGAGTTCGGCCAGCCCATACCGGGCAATACCGGCTTCGAGGATGTCTGTACCGTCTGGGCCAAAGTGCGTCCAGCTGGATCGAATGAGCGGCTCGTGGCCGCGCAGACGCAAAGCGGCCAGACTCATGTGCTCATCACGCATTACACCCCCACTCTGGCCGCCGCCAAGGGCGCGTGGCGCGTGCTGTATGGCGAACGTGGCCAACGCGTGTTTGGCATCGTTGGCCTGCCGCGTGAAGTTGAAGATCGAGGGAGGTGGCTGGTTTTCGATTGCACGGAGAAAGTCAATGGCTGAAATCCAGCACATTCAAGGCTTGTCCGCTCTACACAAAGCCTTGCAAGATTTCCCGGAGGAGCTTGAAAAAAAGATTCTGCGTGGCGCACTGCGCGCCGGGGCCAACGCCATGAAGAAGGCCGCGCAAGGCCAAGTGCCCGTCAAGAGTGGCGCTTTGCGCAAGAGCATCAAGGTCAAGACTGTCGCAAAGAAAAACCGCTATCGGCTTCATGCCCGCGTGGTTGCGGGCGACAAGGATGCGTACTACGCCCACATGGTCGAGTTCGGCACCGCCGCGCACCTCATCAAGCCCAAGAACAAACTGGCGCTGTTCTTCGCGGGTGTGGCAAGGTCGCAGGTGGAGCATCCTGGGACAAGGCCGCGCCCCTTCATGCGGCCCGCATTCGATGCCGCCAACGAAGCCGCCGTACAAGCTTTTGCCGGCTACGTCCGCAACGCTCTTGGCAAACAAGGGGTACAGGCATGAGCCGTCCGCTCGCCGCCGCGCTCATCAACCAGTCGGCCATTACCGCACTGATCGGCGACCGTCACGCGCTCAAGCAGTTGCCCGCCGGCACGGAAATGCCCGCGCTGGTGTACAGCGTGATCGACGTGAATCCGCATGACTACACCGATGGCGACGGCTACGAAGCCATGCGTCTGCAAATCAACCCGCTGGCCCCCACCGTCAAGCAGGTGCAGCAGATTCATGACGCCGTGCGGTCCACGCTGCACGGTTTGGCGCAGATCACGCTGGCAGGCAAACGCGTCATCACCGTATTCAAGGACGCGGTCGGCCCCGAAGACGTCACCGACGACGGCGACGGCCACATCGTCTGGACATGGCCGCGCGACTACATCGTGCTCTACGAATAACCGTTAACCGAATTTACCCATCCGGCCCGCTGGCTCAATACCAGCGGGCCTTTTTCATGCCCGCCTGACGCGGGCTTTTTCACTTGAAAGGAAACCCATCATGGCCCACAAAACCACCGCCGCGGCAGGCAGCCAATTCGCCATTGCCAGCGGCGTCCCCGCGACATTCGACGCCGCTGGCTTTGCCGCCTTGCAGTTCAAAAACATCGGCAAGATCAAGAATGGCGGCGAGATCGGCAGGATTTTTGAAGTCATCAAAAATAACTACCTGAGCCAGCGCGGCACCGAAAAGCGCAAAGGCACCTGGGACGCCGGCACGCTCAGTCTCGAAGTCGATGTCCAAACCGACGAAGGCCAAGCCGCTTGCGATGCCGCGCTTGACAGCGATCTTGACCACAACCTGCGCGTCAGCATTGCCAAAACCGGCGTGGTGTTTTACCTGCGCGGCATCGTGACTGGTTTCCGCCGCAAGATCGGCGCGCCCAACGACATGGTGTCCGCAACCGTTTCCATCGAACTCAACCCGTTCTTTGACAGCGCCGGGAATGAGCTGTCCGGCATCATGACCGAAACCCCATGATCTTTGCCCAACAACCCGCTACCGCGTAGACCTCTTGTGTTCCATTCACCAATTTTCTGAAATCCCACCATGACAAAACAAGACAACGCCCCGGACTTTTCCGCCTACCTGCTCTCGACCACGGGGCGGGTGGAGATCAGCCTGCCCAACGGCAACCCAATGCTGTATGAAGGCGCGCGCGTGGCCGTCAACGTGTATTCCCCGGCCTCTCCCGAATACGCCCGGGCCGAGGCCGCCCTGAACCGCGCCGCCTCGCAGCGGCTCATGGGCGGCAACCGCCCCGCCAACGAAGCGGAGGACGAAGCCGAGATCGACGCGCGCTTTCTCGCGAGCGTCACGTCCAGCGTCGAAAACTTCCCATACCCCGGCGGCATCCCGGCCATGTACCGCGAGCGCCGTCTTCGGTACATCGGCGAGCAGGTGCGCGCCTATTTGCGGGAGCAGTCAAATTTTTTCGACTCATCGAAAGCGAGCTGATCCTTGCCGCACGCCAATTGGGTTGGGCGCACTCCTACGTCAAGGGCGCCGACGGCAAGCCGGGCGAGCGCACGCAATTGGAAGCCGCGCACGCCAACGGTGGCAACGTCCCCATGCCGCCCCTGCGGTGTCCGTATCTGTACGAGTGGCTCACGCAGGCCGGCCCCGCGCAGGCCGGTGGCATGGGCTTGGCGCCGCTCGGTGCGGCGGAGTTGTCAGCCTGGTCGGCGCGCACCTGCACCGATCTGGCGGCGTGGGAGTTTTCCGCGTTGCAACGCGCCTCGCGCGCCTATTGCGCCGAGACCAGCGCGCCCGGCGATTGGCCGCCCTGGGGCGACCCTGACGCGCTCTATGACGATGACGTGGTGGCCGACAAGCTTGCGGAGAGTCTTCGGCGATTGTGTCAATAACGCGCGCTACCATAATGACTTTCCGCATCGGAGATCGGTGAAATGAAAAAATTCGCGCCATTGTTGGGCTTGCCGTTTTTGCTGGCGGCCTGTGGTCCATCCCCTGATGAAGTGGCGCGGCTGGAAAAACGCGTCGCGGATTTGGAGTCCGCTGTCAAGCCCATTCTTATTGAGAGGGCCTTGGCCAAGGCCCGCCTGTTCAGCGTTTCCGACGACGACAGAGGCAAGGTTGCCGCGATACAAATCGCCGACATCGACAAGGCGCTGGACTTGTTCAAGCTCGACGTGGGCCGCTACCCAACCAACCTGGAAGGCTTGCAGGCGCTGATGACCGCGCCCCCCACGGCCAGCGGCTGGAACGGCCCGTACCTGAAGGACGGCCTGCCCAGCGACCCCTGGGGCAACCCCTTCCGCTACGCCAACCCAGGCCCCAACGGGGGCGTTCAGATTCTCTCGCTGGGCGCGGACAACGCCCCTGGCGGCACGGGCGGAAACGCCGACATCGTCAACCAGCAGTAGCACGAATATCCGTCAACAACAGCAGCCGCCCAACGGGCGGCTTTTTCATGGGCAAATGAAATGCAACGCATCGGCCAACTGATGATCGACATGGCCACTGATTTGGCGCGCCTGCGCACCGACATGACCAGCGCGTCTTCGACGATAGACAAGGCCATGAAGCGGGCCGATGCCTCCATCGCCAGCGTCAAAAAATCATTGATGGGCCTGGCCGCGGGCTTTGGCGTCTCGCTGACCGTTGGCGGCATCGTGTCAAAAATCATCAGCGAGACCAAGAGCGCCGAGCAGGCTCAGTCTCAACTCGCGGCGGTGCTCAGATCGACCGGCGAGGCGGCGGGCTGGAGCCGCGAGCGGCTCAATGAGATGGCCGAGCAGATGTCCAAACGCTCGGTGTTGAGTGTTACTCAGATCAACGAAGCCCAGACCCGCTTGCTCAGTTACAGCGGCGTCGTCGGCAAGCAGTTTCCGCAAGCCATGCAGGCCGCCATTGACATGTCCACGCGTATGGGCATGGATGTCACGCAGGCCGCCGAGCTTGTAGGCAAAGCGCTGGATAGCCCCAAGGACGGCCTGACGGCCCTATCCAAACAAGGATTCCGATTCACCGAGGATCAAAAGGCGTTGGTGCAGCGCTTGCAGGAGACAGGACAGGCCGCGCAGGCGCAGGAGGTTATTTTGGCCGCGCTGGAATCCAGCTACGGCGGCGCGGCACAGGCTGCGCGCGACACGTTTGGGGGCGCGATCAATGCGCTGCAAAACCAGATCGGCCAGCTGCTGACGGGCAAGGATGGCAGTCTGGACGAGGCGAAGGTCGCGGTCAACAATTTGACGAATCAACTGGCGTCGCGGGAAACGGTCGAGGCTTTTCAAAAGCTGATCAAACTGGTCTTCGATTTGACCACGGGGCTGGTCCAATGCGTCACGGCCTTTTCCCAACTGGCCGGGCAGCCGAGCAAAATCAAAATCTTGCTCGGCATTGATGGACTTGATGAGAGTGTCAAGAATAGCGAAGCGATCACGGTTGCCTGGAAAAAACTTGTCAAGCAGGCGGAAGAGGTCCAGGTGCAGTTGAAAAACGACCCTAGCAACCTGACGCTTCAGAAGCGGCTTGCTGATATCAAACGGGGCTTGAGAGACCTGCAGGATGTCGGTGCGAAATCGACGGAACGCGCTTTGGGTGTAATCGGCCAGCCGCCTACCGCCGCCCCCAAGGCTCCCAAAATCGACATGCCGGCGGCACAAGCCGGCATCGGCGAAGCCGAAGCCGCCAGACGCCGCAAGGAGGCTGAAGCCGAGGCGGAGCGGCGGCGCAGGGCGGGCATTGCTTTGGGCGAGCAGCAAGCCAAGCAGGCGCAGACGTATCTGCAAGCCTTGCACGAGCAAGCCGAGCAGGTTAAAGAGATGACGGCTGTCCAGCGTGTGGACTACGACATCCTGGTCGGCAAGGTCAGGCTCACCGCGCAGCAAAAGGCGCTGGCCTACGACTATGCGCGGCGTGCCGATGAAGCCAAGCAGGCCGAGCAGGCGCGGAAATATCTGGATGGTCTGCAGGACCAACTCGCAAAAACCCAGGAGATGACGGCCTACGAGCAGATGCTCTACGACATTCTGCGCGGCAAGGTTTCCCTGTACGGCGAACAACTCGACAAGGCCACGGCGCTGACAAAACAGATCGATGCGGTCAAGGAGGCGGAAAAGCAGCGCGAAGCAACGCTGGACCGGATGAACCGGCAGCACGCCATTGCCAACGACCTGCTGGCCAAGCAGCAGGGCTATCAGGCCCAGCTGGCCGCCTATGGCATGGGCGCGCGCGCCGCGCAGGATTTGCAGGGCGCAATCCAGATCCAGCAGCAAAACGCCCAGCAGTTGCTGCAACTCGACCAACTGCGGCAAACCTTGCTGCTGCGCGCCAAGGATGATGCGGAGCGCGGCAAGATCAACGACAACTACCAGCAACAGGTGAGCGAGCTGCAGGGCGCGCTGCAAGCGCAACTGGCCATGTACAGCGACTACACCGCACAGCGCAAGGCGCTGGAGGCCGACTGGCGCAAGGGCGCGCTGGCGGGCTTGCAAACGTATGCGGAGGAAGCGGGCAATGTGTACGCGCAGATGCAGGGCCTGGTAACCAATAGTTTTAGGGGCATGGAGGATGCGCTGGTCAAGTTTGCGACCACAGGTAAATTCGAGTTCAAGAATTTCGCGGAATCGCTGATGAGCGACATCATGCGCATTTACGTCAAATCTCAATTCCTGGGGCCACTGGCGAACGCCATGAGCCAAAGCAGCGGCGGCGGGTTCTGGACGAACCTTCTTGGTAGCGTGGTTAGCGGGATTGTTGGTGGGGGCGTCAGCGCGGGGACTTCCACCAGCAGCAGCACTTACAGCCTGACCAACAGCGCCAGCAGCATGGGCCTGAAGGTGGGCGGCTACCACCTGGGCGGCACCGTGGGCGTTGAGCCTACGTTCATGCGCGTGGTTGATTCCGCTGTATTCAACGGTGCGCCGCGTTTTCATACCGGCATCGGGCCGGGTGAGCGGCCCGCGATCATCACGGATGACGAGAGTGTTTTGACCCCCGGCCAAATGCGTGCCCTGGCGCCAGCAGGCAAGGGCGGGAATGTGCAGGTCAACGTCTACAACAACGCCAGCGGAACCAAGGCCACGGCCAGCGAAAGCCAAGGGCCAGACGGTAAGCGCCTGGTTAACGTGCTGATTGAACGTGTCAGCGGCCAAATTGCGGGTGACATTGCATCGGGGACCGGGCCCATCACGGGTGCATTGGCTGGCCGCTACGGACTGCGGCCATCGATGGTGTAACCATGCCAGCCTTTCCTGCCTACGCCCGCATACAGACCGGCGATTACAGTGAGCAGGCCGCTGCGGCGCTTGTTCGCACCGAGGTCGAGCGCGGCATCCCGCGCCAGCGCCGCACGGCCAGCGACACGATGGTTACGGTGTCGTTGACCGTGGTATTCAACAGCAAGGAAGACGCCGCCAGCTTTGAGACGTGGTTCTACAACGACGCCAAGGCGGGCGCGAGCTGGTTCGACTGGAAAGACCCGCGCACCGGAACCGTGCGCAGCGCGCGCATCGTCAACGGCGACATCGGCGCGCTGGTTCCGCTGAGAGGCGGATTTGGCTTGAGCCAACGCGCGTTCAAGATCGAATACGTGAGGAGCGCACTATGACAACGGTTAGCCCCGCCATGCTGCGCCAGTTGCAGGCCGTGGATGATCCTGACGGACTGCTCTTGCTGGTACTGATCGACAACCCATCACTCAGTGGCCCGGCGCGCGTTGTGGCCGACACGCGCGACTGGGATATTGGCGGCGAAACCTACGTTGGCATCCCGCTGTCCATCACGCTGCCGCAGGACGTATCCAAGGAAGCGGCGCGCGCCGTCATAGAAATCGACAACGTCGGGCGCGAGTTGCTTGCCGAGCTTGAGGCGCTGCCGCCGGGCACATCGCTTGATTGCACGCTGCGAATTGTCAGCCGCGCCAATCCGTCGGTGATTGAGTGGGATTTCACCACGGGCGCCACCACCGCCAACGTCACGCTGGGCACCATCAGCCTGGTTTTGGGCGATGACGAATTTTTGCGCCGCGGCGCCGTCAATCTGCGCTACGAACCTGATACCGCCCCGGCTATTTTTGCCGGATAGAAATTGCCATTGATCGACACGACCGCCGCCTTCGGGCGGTTTTTTCATGCCTGAAATCACCTTACGCGACGCCGAGCAATTCGTGGGCAGGCGCTACGTTGCCGGCGTGTACGACTGCGCCGACATGGCCGCCGAGGTGCAGTCCGTGCTGTTTGGCCGCAGCGTGCGTATTCCAGGCCAGTACTACCGGGGCCGGCGCGGCCAAGCCGCCGCGCTGGAGCGGCATGTTGATACCGCCAGCGAACGGATAGACGCCCCGGAAACCGGCTGTGCCGTGTTGATGTGGGAGTCTGTTGCTGGGTTTGACCCAGCCGATCCGATGAACCGGCGTTGGCATTTGGGTACGGTGTTCCTGCACGACGGGCTGGTGTGGGTGCTGCACAACCCGAACGAAACCCACGGTGCGATGTTGCAGCTCGAAAGTGAACTGCGCCGCCACGGGTTGCACGTCGAGGAGTACAGGCGATGGCTGGGTTGACGCTCACGCCTGTTGCCATGGCGGCAGCTCAGGTTACCGCCACCAGCCTGGTGGTGGCGCCGCGCCCGTTCATGCCCGCGGCTGACGTGGTGCTGACGGAAATGCTGCCGGGCGAGACACTGGCCGCGTTTTTGGCGCGCCACGGCATCGAGGGCAATCGCTGGGCCGTTGCCGTTGGCGGCATCGATGTACCGGCTCAATGTTGGCGGCGCGTGCGCGTCAAGCCGGGGCAAATCATCGAAGCGCGCTCCGTTGTCCGGGAAAGCGCCCTGCGCATCGTGTCGATGATTGCCATCGCCGTCCTCGCGGTGTACACGGGGGGGTTGGCGGCCGGGTTGATGGGGTTTACGTCGGGAACGCTCGGTTTTGCCGTGGCGTCCGGAATCGTTGCGTCCGTTGTCACGATGGCCGGGTCGGCGCTCATCAACAAATTGTTGCCTCCGCCCTCCGCGCGCGGCCCCAAGGCGGAGAGCCAAAACCCCACTTACGCCCTCCAGGGCGGGCAAAACACAGCCCGCCCATATGAGCCGCTGACCCTTGTGTTGGGCGAATCCAAGCTGGTGATGGATTACGCCAGCCAGCCCTACACGTGGTTCGAGGGCGAGGACCAATACCAGAGCGTGATGTTCGCCGCGGGCATCAACTGCGCCAGCTACACCGATTTGAAAATCGGCGACACGCTGATCGGCGAATACCAGGACGTCACGGTTACCGAGACCGGGTTCCCCGGTCAACCCAGCGCCACGCCAGCCACGCAGATGGAGTCGGTGGACTCCATCGCGGGTGCGCTGCTGGAAGCCAAAGACAGTCCTGGCCCTTACACCCTGCGCACCAGCAGCGTCGGCACCGCGCGCCTGGCCGTTGATTTGTCGGCCCAGTTGTTTGAGCTGAGCAAAAGCGGCAATCACAAAACCGCAAAATGTGTCGTTGACCTTGAATACCGGCTGTTGCCCAGCGGCGAGTGGAAGCCCTTTGGGCAGACCACCGCCATCACGCTGTCCAACAACAAGCAAGCGCCGCTGCGCAAAACGATCGCACGCGACGTCCCCATCGGCCAATACGAGGTTCGCGCCCGCAAGGTCACGGCCGACACCAACTCCACCAGCGCCAGCAACCAGCTCAGTTGGGACGCGCTCAAAAGCTACCAGCCAGACAAGGCCAACTACGGCGGGCAGCCGCGCATCCAGATCAAGATCAAGGCCAGCGGGCAACTGAACGGAGCGCTCAACGCCGTCAGCATCGTCGCCCGAGCGGGCGCCGTGCCGTACTGGACCGGCAGCGCTTGGACTGTCGCCGCCAACCCAGGAGCGGACGGTATCAGCAACCCCGGCGCGCAGATATTGCAACTGCTGCGCGGCATCTACCGCGCGGACGGCAAATTGCTGGCCGGGTGCGGCTTACCCGACAGCCGCATCGACCTGGAGAGCATTCGAGGATTCATCCAGCACTGCGCCAAACGCGGCTACCGCAGCGACATGGTGGTACAGCAGGGCATGAGCCGGGGCGAGCTGCTGGAGGCGGTTGCCGCATGCGGCATGGGAACCATCAGCCGCCCATCAGGTAAATGGGGCGTGGTGTGGTTTGCCGATGACCAGCCGATCCAGGGCGTGGTCAACATGACCAACATCAAGGCCCGGACGTTCTCGATCGGCTATGACCTGTTGGCTACCGCCGACGAGCTCCAGTTTGAGTTCTTCGACCCCTCTCGCAACTGGACATGGCAGCCTGTTCGTGTCAAGGCTCCAGGCGTTGAGATGCCGCAGTCCACGGCGCGCACCAACCTGCTGGGCATTACCAGCGAGAAGCACGCCGCCACCCTGGCCCGGTTTTCGATGGCCCAAAACATTTACGGGCGCAAGTCGATCGCCTGGGAAATGGACCTGGAGTACCTCACCTACCGGCGCGGCGCGCTGGTGGTACTCAGCCACGACTTGACGCAGTGGGGCCATGGCGGCAGGGTGTTGGGCATTTCAACAGCGCCCGCATCCTTCACCGTGGCGCTGGATGACGCGGTTCCCACGGACACAAAACCGCTGCGCCGCCTGGGGATTCGTTTGGCGGGCGAATCCATCATGCGCGTGTTCCCGGTGGCCAGCGTCGCGGCCAATGGCCGCTCCATCACCGTCGGGCAGGCGTGGCCCGCCGGCCTGCCCATGCCCGGCAGCAACGGCCCCGCGCACGATGCGCTGTGGATGTTCGACTTCAAGGAAACGCCCGGCTATCGGGTGCGCATCGTCTCGATAACGCCCAGCGGTCAGGACAGCGCCCGCATTACCGCCGTCCCCGAAAGCCCGGAATTCTGGAACTTTGTCAACACCGGCGTTTACGCCCCGCCACCCAACAACAGCCTGCTGACGCTGAACCTGCCGGTGGTCAGCGGCTTGCAAGTCACCGCCGAGCAAATCCGCCAGGGCGACGCTTGGGTGACCCGGTTGACCGCCACCTGGGACGTGGCGGGGAACTACCTGCTGGCGCAACTGTGGGCCGCCCCCGATGGCCTGCCGCTGGAACGCATCGGCGGCTCTATCTACGGCGCGCGCGTCAGTTGGGATGCGCAGGCTGGGCAAGTGTGGAGTATCGAAATACGTCCATTCGACACGCTGGGCCGCCAGGGAACCAAAGCCGCCATCAGTTATTCCATCGCCGCCAACGCGCCTGTTTCGGTTGCCGGGCTTGCGTTGAGCGTTACCGATCAAGGTGTGATCGCCACTTGGGACGCGCCCGATGGCCTGGCCGCCGTGGACTGGTCGTTGACTGAATTGCACAAGGGCGAAACCTGGGAAACCGGCAAGACGATATTTAGCGGGCGGGCCACCAACACCAACCTCGGCTGGCTCAAGAGTGGAACCACAACGGTTTGGTGCGCATCACGCAACAGCGCCGGAATGTGGAGCGCGCCGGTCTCGGCAGCCATCAACATCAAGCCACCCGACCAGCCCATCGTTACCGGCGATGCGCAGGGCAAGCAGGTCCAGATCGCGTGGCAAGACTGCCGAACCACCCAGCCGCTCGAGCATTACGTTATCAGCGTTGGGTCCACGCAATCGAACGCGGTACTGCTGGGTTACTCCGGCAGCACGGTCTACAGCGTGCAGGAACAGTCAGCGGGCAAACGGCGCTACTGGGTCGTCGCCAAGGACAAGGGCGGGAACACCAGCGCCGGCGGCTATGTCGAGGTTATCAGCCTGCCAGACATTGACGAGGCAATGGCCGTACTGCAAGAGGGGCTGGACGAAACCCTCTCGCTCATCATGGACCCGGAAACCGGTCTGCCGGGCACGGACAAAAAGCTGGCCGACGCGATGGCGGCGGAGCAGTTGGCCCGCGCCCAGGACATTGCCGCTGAGGCGACCGCCCGTGCTCAAGGGCTTGCCGCTGAGGCCGCCGCTCGAGCAAAAGATATTACTGAGGAGACAGCCAATCGTGTGCAGGCCGTAGCTGCGGAAGCTGCGGCCCGCGCCCAGGACATTGCCGATGAGGCAGCCAACCGCGTACAGGCCGTGGCTGCGGAGGCTTTGGCCCGTGCCCAGGCCATCGCCAATGAAGCGCTCGCCCGTGCCCAGGCGTTGGCCGGAGAAGGCGACGCTCGCGCCAGCGCTATTGCCGCGATGGCCGCGCAGTTGCAGGCGCAAATCAACACGCTCAACGCGCAACTGGTCGATATTCTGGGCGCTGAGAAATACGACCCAGACGCTGTTTATCCAGCGGGGAATCTTGCTGTCTTTGAGGGCAAGCTCTACCGGGCAAAACAAAACACCGTCGGCAACCCGCCCACCAACACCACCTATTGGGATCTGGTCGGCGAATACGCCAGCTTGGGCGACGCGGTCGTTGCGCAGGCCGCGCACTTGCAAGAGATTGCCAGCAAGGTTGAGCAGACCGGCGCCGACCTGTCCGCGCTCAGCGCCGCACAGCTCGCGCTGGCCGCCAAGGTTGATAACAACACGGCCGGGCTGGTCGCTGAGCAGCAAGCGCGGGCGACGGCAGACAGCGCTCAAGCACAAAGCATCAGCGCGATGCAGACGCGCATGCCGACGGGCACCGGAACGCTTGCGACCAGTGCAGACGTTGTAGCCGAAACCGCGGCGCGGGTAGCCGCTGACAACGCCCAGTCATCGAGCATTGCCGCATTCAGCGCGTCTCTCGGCGCCACACAGTCGGATGTGGACAAGGCGCGCGCCCGGGTTGATGCGGCCATTGCCCAGGCCGTGAACGCGGTGCTCGATCCGTCGTTTGAATCCAACCCGACGGTATGGGCGTTGGGCGGTCGTTTCTCGATCACAACCGCCGAGAGCCACACCGGAACGCGCTGCCTAGAGGTTGCGCCGTCAACCGCGGCCTTGAATTCGCTGTTCGGGGCCAAGGTCAACGTGCAGCCGGGGCAGGTGTGGCGCATCAAGGCGTGGCGCAAGACGACGCTCAACTACAACGGTACTTCCGGCAATGGCAAGCTGCGCGTTGGCGACGCGACGGGCGCGCTGCTGACAGCGTATACGTGGGGCGTTGGCAATACGTGGGCGCCGGTTGGGGCCGATTACACAGTGCCCGCTGGCGTTACCGCGCTCAACGTGCAGATGGTTTTCGACCACACGGTCGGCACGTTGTGGATTGACGACGTTGAGGTCGCGGACGTTACCGAGATAGTGGCCGCAAATGCCGCCGCGGCCGCGGCACAGGCCGCGGCAGACAAGGCCCAGGCCACGGCTGACACAAAGGCGTCCGCGTCCGCGCTGGCCGCGACGGATGCCAAGGTCACGCGAATAGACGGTGATGTCACCAGCCAAAGCGGGCAACTGGTATCACTGAGCAACAGCCTGGCAACCACCAACGCCAACGTTGCGACCGCGCAGTCAGCGGCGCAAGCGGCGAATGATCTGGCCGGTGGCAAGGGCAAGGTGATTTACGGCAACGCCGCGCCAACGGTGGCTGACCGGCAGGCGCAGAACCTGTGGATCGACACGACCAACAATGCCAACACGCCCAAGCGCTGGAACGGCGCGGCGTGGGTTACGGTCACCGACAAGGTTGCCACGGACGCCGCCGCCGCCGCCGCCGCCGCGCAGGCCTCGGCCAACAGCAAAGCCGATGCCTCGGCGCTGTCGGCGCTGGACTCGACGGTCAGGCAGCAGGGCGACACGCTTACGACGCATGGCAGCAGCATCATCAAGATCAGCGGCTCCATTGACTCACTCAAGGCCAATTCGCCCAACGCGGTGTTTGACGGCGGCTTTGAGCAGGACGGCACATGGACGCTGAACACCGGCTGGAGCATCGTTGCCGGGGCGGGCCGCAACGGCACGCGCGCCGCGGTGCGTGTTGGCGTTGCCACCGGGGCCTTCTATCCCATTCGCCCGAACGTCGGCACCGTTGGCGTGCCGGTGAGTCCGGGCCAGAAATGGCGCGCCAGGGCGTACTACAAATCGAGCGCGGACCTCAACGGCGACAACAGGGTGCGGCTGGGCGATCAGTCTGATACCGCGCTGAGCGCTGCTTATTTTTCCGCCGGAAAAAACGACTGGGTCGATACGACCGTGATTTACACGGTGCCCGCGACCGGCGTAACCGCGCTGACGCTCAGTGTGTTGAGCAACAACACCGCCGGCACGCTGACGGTTAATGACGTTGAGCTGACCAACGTAACGGACATCGAGGACGTGCGCGTCGCGGGTACGGCCAACGCCTCGGCCCTGGCCGCGATGGACGCAAAGGTCAGGCAGCAGGGCGACAACATCACGTCGCAAAGCGGGCAGCTGCTGTCGCTGACCAACTCGCTCACGGCGGCGCAAAGCGGCCCGGCCAATTTGTTGTGGGAGCCGACGTTCAACGCCGCCGGCGCGGGCTGGTTTTTTACGCCAGCCGCAAGCATCGTCACCGTTGCCGACGCGCCCGGCGGCGTGAGCCGTCCGGTGTTGCGCATCACCGCGCTCACGGCGGACGATGCCGCGGCGCCCAATGCCGCGTTTGGCACGCATGGGGCCGGCAAGCCCGTGCCGGGCGGCGCCACGTTCAGCCTTTGGATGCGCGCCCGCCTGGTGTCGGGCGCGGCGGGCAACCTGACGTTTCGCATGGGCGCGTTTCGCACGGGGCAGGCCAACCAGTGGCCGCGCATGACGCAAACGCTCAATGCCGCGACGGCGACGCCGGGGGCGTGGGTCGAGGTCAAGGGCACGCTCACCTCGCCCGCGAACACGGATCGCGCTTCGATCTCGTTGCATTGCGCGGGCGCCGCCGGGACGGTGTTCGAGGTGGCCGACGTATCGGCCAACATCATTGATCCGACGCGCGCATCAGCCGACGAGCTGGCCGCGACCTCGGCGGCGCTCAAGAGCACGCAGTCAACGGTCGAGCAGCAGGGCAGCGCCATCACGGCCCACACGTCTGACCTGACCTCGCTCAAATCCCGGATGCCGACAGGCACAGGGACATTGGCAACCGAGGCCAGTGTTACGGCGGAGGCATCAACCCGCGCAGCGGTTGATGCCGCTCAAGCATCGGATATCAGCGCAATGAAGGCCCGCATGCCAACGGGCACAGACAAGCTGATAACCGAAGCCAGCGTCATAACCAAAACGGACACGCTCGCCGCTACAGATAGTGCTCAGGCCAGTCAAATAAGCGCGATGCAGGCCCGCATGCCTGCGGGCACGGGGACGCTTGCGACCAACGCTGACCTGGTTTCAAAAACCGATGCGCTGGCCAATGCCGATAGCGCGCACGCTGGGCAGCTCGCCAGTATGAGCGCGTCTCTCGGCGCCACACAGTCGGATGTGGACAAGGCGCGCGCCCGGGTTGATGCGGCCATTGCCCAGGCCGTGAACGCGGTGCTCGATCCGTCGTTTGAATCCAACCCGACGGTATGGGCGTTGGGCGGTCGTTTCTCGATCACAACCGCCGAGAGCCACACCGGAACGCGCTGCCTAGAGGTTGCGCCGTCAACCGCGGCCTTGAATTCGCTGTTCGGGGCCAAGGTCAACGTGCAGCCGGGGCAGGTGTGGCGCATCAAGGCGTGGCGCAAGACGACGCTCAACTACAACGGTACTTCCGGCAATGGCAAGCTGCGCGTTGGCGACGCGACGGGCGCGCTGCTGACAGCGTATACGTGGGGCGTTGGCAATACGTGGGCGCCGGTTGGGGCCGATTACACAGTGCCCGCTGGCGTTACCGCGCTCAACGTGCAGATGGTTTTCGACCACACGGTCGGCACGTTGTGGATTGACGACGTTGAGGTCGCGGACGTTACCGAGATAGTGGCCGCAAATGCCGCCGCGGCCGCGGCACAGGCCGCGGCAGACAAGGCCCAGGCCACGGCTGACACAAAGGCGTCCGCGTCCGCGCTGGCCGCGACGGATGCCAAGGTCACGCGAATAGACGGTGATGTCACCAGCCAAAGCGGGCAACTGGTATCACTGAGCAACAGCCTGGCAACCACCAACGCCAACGTTGCGACCGCGCAGTCAGCGGCGCAAGCGGCGAATGATCTGGCCGGTGGCAAGGGCAAGGTGATTTACGGCAACGCCGCGCCAACGGTGGCTGACCGGCAGGCGCAGAACCTGTGGATCGACACGACCAACAATGCCAACACGCCCAAGCGCTGGAACGGCGCGGCGTGGGTTACGGTCACCGACAAGGTTGCCACGGACGCCGCCGCCGCCGCCGCCGCCGCGCAGGCCTCGGCCAACAGCAAAGCCGATGCCTCGGCGCTGTCGGCGCTGGACTCGACGGTCAGGCAGCAGGGCGACACGCTTACGACGCATGGCAGCAGCATCATCAAGATCAGCGGCTCCATTGACTCACTCAAGGCCAATTCGCCCAACGCGGTGTTTGACGGCGGCTTTGAGCAGGACGGCACATGGACGCTGAACACCGGCTGGAGCATCGTTGCCGGGGCGGGCCGCAACGGCACGCGCGCCGCGGTGCGTGTTGGCGTTGCCACCGGGGCCTTCTATCCCATTCGCCCGAACGTCGGCACCGTTGGCGTGCCGGTGAGTCCGGGCCAGAAATGGCGCGCCAGGGCGTACTACAAATCGAGCGCGGACCTCAACGGCGACAACAGGGTGCGGCTGGGCGATCAGTCTGATACCGCGCTGAGCGCTGCTTATTTTTCCGCCGGAAAAAACGACTGGGTCGATACGACCGTGATTTACACGGTGCCCGCGACCGGCGTAACCGCGCTGACGCTCAGTGTGTTGAGCAACAACACCGCCGGCACGCTGACGGTTAATGACGTTGAGCTGACCAACGTAACGGACATCGAGGACGTGCGCGTCGCGGGTACGGCCAACGCCTCGGCCCTGGCCGCGATGGACTCGCGCGTGAAAACCGCCGAGGACTTGATCAGCAGTCATGCCGGTTCCCTCACCAGCATCAATACCTCGCTTGGAAGCGCGGGCAGCCAAAACCTGCTGCCCAACCCCAGCTTCGATGTTTACACCGGCGCCACGGGCGCGCCGGATTTGTGGGCGCTTGACGGGTTTGCCGCCGCGACCTATTCCATCGTTCCCAGCACGCTATCGGGCAGCACGAGCGCGTGGCGCTTTGATGCGGCTGCTCCCAATGCCAATCAGTATCGCGGGCTGGTCACGCCCAACGCCGCCGCACGCTTGAACGTTGTCGAGGGGCGCACCTACACGCTATCGGCCCATGCGCGCGGCGGCAACGCCACGTTCGCGCTGTACATCCAGTGGGTCAACGCGGCGGGCACGGCGATCTCAACGCCCAGTGTTACCGGCAAGGCGTTATCTGCCACGGCCTATGCGCGCTACAGCGTGACCGCCACGGCCCCGGCGGGCGCGGTAAAAGCCACGCTCTACACCGGGCGATTCGTGGTTGTCACGGCTGGGTCAGCCATGTGGGGCGAATTGGATAACGCCCAGTTCGAGGAGGGCTCGATCGCCACCGGTTGGCGCGCCAACATCGCCGAAACCACGTCAGCGGCCATAACCGCGATGCAGGCGAGCGTGACGAAACAGGGCGGCGACATTACAGCGCAATCGTCCAGCCTCAACAGCCTCACCAGCACCGTCAACGGGCATACCGCGAGCATTACGCAGTACAGCACCACGCTAGCCAGCATCAACGGCCAGTTGGCGGCTACGGCCAGCCTGTCATTGACGGCTGGGAAAAAAATCGGCGGATGGGTATACAACAACACCGGCACGGTTACTTCGTTTGTCGTTCTGACCGATAAATTCGCGGTTGCGCAAAACGACGGGGCGGCCAGCACCTACCCGTTTATCGTCGGCAGCGTCAACGGTATTTCTACAACCGGCATCAATGGCGCGCTGGTTGTTGATGGCAGCATATTGGCCAAAGCGATCGACACTAGAGGCCTGACGATAAAGGATGCGTCGGGCAATGTAATTTTGGGCGCTGGCGGGCTGCTGTCGGGCAGCTACATCAGCAGCCTGTCAGCAAACAAAGTTACTGGGCTGGGCGCGCTGGCAACCGCAAGCGACGTCAGAATCGGCTCAACGCTCAAATTCCCGGATGGATCGACTGTTAACCAGGCTGATTTAGTTAGCAAACTCAGCAAGATCAACAGCGGCAATATCGGCACGTTCATGGATGGCGCGGCCATCACCAACGCCTATATCGGCAACGCTGCGGTTGGGACATTGCAGGTGGCAGGCGGCGCTGTTACGGCGATGCGGTACAGCAACGGCGGAGCTGCGGCCATTGCAGGATCAGCCGGGGCGCAAACGCTGATAAACAGCATAACGATACCGGTTCAAAGTGGCGCGACTGGCATTGTTTTTACTGGCATATGTACCGCGGTTTCATCTGTTTCTGGCCAGGGAGCCGCGTACAGCCTCGTAGTTAGGCGAGGCGGCTCCGATATTGCAAACAGATTTGGATCAACGCAAGGCGGGATATGGTCAGTAAACGCCGTAACGTGTTTTGATAATCCTGGCGCAGGCACATTTACCTACGAATTGTGGGGTGTGTGCGAAAGAGAATATGGAACAGGGTCTTATCACGGCGTGTCAATTACCTCTTCCTCATTTACTGCAACCGGAGGGCAGCGATGATTCATTTTATTGAGATCGCCCCCAAAACTGGGCGTGTGCTGCGCTCTGGTGGAGTGGGCGCGTTAGAGGAATTACCTAATTTTAATCCAGCAACACATAAATTTGTTGCCTCCCCCGTGTACAACCCAAACGGAGTGTACTGGGATGGTCAAAACGTCAGGCCAATACCACCCAGTCCTGGTGATAACTATAAATTCAGTTACCGCCTGCGCGCGTGGATATTGGATAAATCCAGCGCCTGGGCTGCCGCGCGCGCCAAGCGCGTGGCACTGCTGACCACGGCTGACAACACCATCAACCGCATCAATGACACGGGCGGCGACGCGAGCGCATGGCGCACGTACCGCCAAGCGTTGCGCGACATCACGCGCCAGACAGACCCATTTGAACTCACATGGCCGGCGCCACCGGTCGACTGATTTTTTAACCCCCGAAAGGAAACATCATGGCAACCAAAGCTCCCCCCTCCTTATCGCAGCACATCCTCGGCCTGCACAAAGCGCTGACCGATCCCGAGTCCGGCGCGCCGATCGAGTTTTATCGCATCGTCCAATACGTGGTGCGGCCCGACGCTGGGACCAGCCAGGTCACGCTGCAAGGCTACGTCAGCCAAGCCTCGCATGCCCTCGGCAAACGCGCGCTGGCGTTCCTGACTGTTGAGTTACAGCAAATGCCATCTGGAGATGGCGACGCGCTGCAATGGTTTTACCGCCAAGTGCCAGGCGCGGAAAACGCAGGGGCGCTGGCCGATGCGGCGCTGGTGTATGAGCAGACCAAACCGCCTGCCGCCGACCCAGCCACCTGACCGAGGAGCACAGATGAAACTGTCGGAGCATTTCACGCTCGCGGAAATGACGCAGAGCGAGGTCGCCGCGCGTCGCCGGATCGACAACACGCCCAGCGACGCGGCCATTGCGAATCTGCGCCGCCTGGCCGAGCGGATGGAAATCGTGCGGGGCCTGCTGGATAACAGACCGATCCTGATCTCCAGCGGTTACCGCGCCCCCGCGCTCAACAGTGCGGTCGGCGGAGCATCAACGTCAGCGCACATGCTGGGACTGGCGGCGGACTTTATCTGCCCGGGCTACGGCCCGCCGCTTGCGATATGCAAGCGCCTGGCCGCACATGCCAACCGGATCGAATTCGATCAACTGATCCAAGAGGGCGCCTGGGTACACATCGGATTCGCCGCCGCCGGCAAACAACCGCGCCGACAAGTGCTGACCGCCAAATTCGAGCAGGGCGGCACGGTGTACGCGCAGGGGCTGTGAGCGGAGGCACGATGGCACTCGAAGAGCTCAAGATGGCGGCGACGGAAAGCCCCGGCACGCTGGTGGGCTGGGGTCTGCTCAGCGGCGGGGCCATCTGGGCCGCCATCAAGGCGCTGCCGCTGTTCAACAGCACGATGGACGCGGCGGCCAAAAACGCCCTGATGCAAAGCTCGATGCTGAGCGTGCTGCAGGACAACCTCGACAAGGCGCACGCGCTGATCGAGGAATGGCGCAAGGAGCGCGAGGCGCTGGTGCGCACGCTGGCGGCCGCCGAGGCGCAGATCACGATCCTGACCGAGCGGTGCGCGATGTTGAACGCCATGCTCGAGAAATTCAAGGCCGGCGCGCCGGCCCAACCCAACACTGGAGAACAGCATGCTGAGTAAATTCATACCCAACGTTCCGCAACTATCGGCCGCACAGCTGAAGGCATCGGCCATCCTGATCGGCGCGGCCATCGTTATTTTCTGCTCGGGCGGCGGCGTGGTGTACACCGTGGTCAAAGCCGATCACAAAGAGAACATCGCGCACGAGCGCGAGATGATCCACGACGCGGTGGATGACGCGCGCAAGGCGTTTGGCAACACTGTGGGATTGATGCTCGACTGCCGTCGGGCGCAGGAGCCAAAAAAATGATCGGCTGGAAACTCTACTCCGCGCTGGCCGTGGCCGTTGCGCTGGGCGCGGGCGTGCAGCAGTTGCGCATCGCGGGCAAGGATGCGGACATAGCCAAGCTGCGCGCCGAACACGCCAACACGATCAGCGCCATCAACGTGGCCGGCGCGTCGTTCGCCGCCGCGATGCGCGCAACTGAACAGAACTGGGCCGAAAGGCTGGAAAAGGAGTCAAGCGATGGACAAACCCGCATCAATACAGCGCTGGCTGCCGCTGCCGCTGCTCGCGCTGCTGCTGGCAGCTTGCGCGCAGCCGCAGACCGTTATCGCGCCGCCGCCCGCGCCGCCGCGCATCCCGGCGCTACCGCCGTCGGCCCGTCAGCCACCGATGCCCTTGATCTGTTCGCCGACCTGTTCGCAAGGGCTGACGACCGAGCGGGAGAGCTGGCAAGAGTTGCTGACCTTGCCCACGCCGCAGGATTGACGTGCGAGCGCGCGTATGACGCGCTGAGAGATGACACCCCGCCGCCCTGAGCGGCAAAAAGACGGGCGACCCGGTCCGGTGTAGCGAGCACCGGCCCGAACCCCGAACATGCAGACCAAGCCTGCAAGCCCGGCAAGGCCCGCCACTCTCTAGAGAGCGCGCCGAGCCTAACACAGGGAGGCTTGCACATGTCCAGCAACTCATGCCCCCGCGCGCCCACGCGCGCGCTGCTGCGCTACTTCGGCGGCAAATGGGCCATCGCGCCGTGGGTTATCGCGCACCTGCCCGCGCACCGCATCTACGTTGAGCCATTCGGCGGCGGCGCCAGCATCCTGTTGCGCAAACCGCGCAGCCCGATCGAGGTCTACAACGACCTCGACGAGGAGATCGTCGGCATCTTCCGCGTCGTGCAAGAGCCGCGCACGTGCAGCGCCCTGATGCGCCGCCTGCGCCGCACGCCCTACGCCCGGCGCGAATTCGAACGCGCCTTCGAGCCCAGCCGCGACCCCATCGTCCGCGCCGCGCGCGCCATCACCCGCGCCTACCAGTCGTTCCACCACGAGGCGCTGTTCAATTCCGGCAAAACCACCTTCGCCGACGCCCGCCACGCCCACGGCGGCCACGGCAAGGCCCACGAATGGGCCAGCTACCCGCGCAGCCTGGTGGCGGTGTGCAAGCGTCTGCACGGCGTCATCATCGAGTGCCGCGACGCGCTCGACGTCATCCGCGCGCAAGACGCGCCCGACACCCTGTTTTTCGTCGACCCGCCCTACCTGCCCGCCACGCGCACCAAATCCGGCTACCGGCACGAGCTGGACAACACGGCGCACCGCACGCTGCTGGAACGCCTGCGAGCGGTACAAGGCATGGTTGTTTTGGCCGGTTATCCATCCGCCTTTTACGACGATCTGCTCCCCGATTGGCGCCGCGTCACGCGCCAGCACCACGCCGCCGGCAGCAACCTGCCGCGCACCGAGGCGCTGTGGATATCGCCGCGCGCGGTACAACAGACCAGCGGGCAAAACGAATTGTTTTGACCCGTCCGCTATCAACGCTGTAGCACGCAACCAGTTGCACAAGAGCCACTGCGGGCCGTTTTGAGAAAAAAAGCGCTTGACTTTCGCGGCACACAGAGCGTTACTCACGTCATCGCAACCCAACCGGAGCAACAACGTGAACCCATTCAGCTATCAAATCAGTAGCGCACAAGACAGCGCCAGAGACACATTGAGCAGCGCTCGCGCAACACTGCAATCCGCGCTCGAAAAACTCAACGACTACATCGAGCGTTTTGAGCGGGCCGAGACCGTGAACAAACAGGCCGACATCATCAACTGGGCGCTTAACCATTTAGCCACCTACATCCCCAGCAACATCAGCCTCGACAGATTCGCCAGCGCGCAAGCCGAATTGATGCGCGCTGATACGCTGGCGCGCGCTACGAATACAGGAGCACAACAATGAGCGCCGCCAATATCCCAGCCACTCAAAACGAATCCTGGGGCTTCTACGGCACAATGAATGGCGATGTCGCCAACGCCTGGCCGCTGGCCATGAACGCCGTCGCCACCGCCACGGGCGAGGACTATGATGCCGTGCGCGCATTTCTCGACAGCCGCCACGGCCGCCATTTCGCAGACGATGTGCGCACCCATCTCTACGCTGGCCAGCCGCTCGCCGCCGCCATCAGTGCCGCGACACAATCGTGGATGGGCTGGACGATCAACCGCAACACCAGCCGTGCCACCGGCATCCCGCGCGGCTTGCCGTACCTGACCGGGTTTGTGATTCATTGCGCGATCCTGACAGACGATGCTTCATGAAACTTTACCGGATCATCAGACGACCGGCGCGTTCTGTCTGACGAACGGTATTGACGATACGAACAATGGTCGTATAATACAAAATAAGACAACGGCACTGGGCCTGAGTCACCGACGCCAGCCGGTAGCTGGCTCTCTACTGGAGAAATAACATGACCGAGAAATTAAACATCGCCCTGGCCGCCTTTGCAGCCGCCACTAGCAACGAACTCTATGACCCCGATTACAACGGGGGCGAGTGGATGATTGAGGCGGTCGAGACGCGCGAAACTATTGAAAATTATATCGAGGCGTCGAACGGCTACAACTCCTGCACACACGAGAAGCGTGGCGAGATCGCCGGCTTGCCCTTCGTGGCCTTCTCCGAAGTCCAGGTACGCAAGGGCGCCCGCCGCCGCCAACTGTCGGTGATCGACTTTGGTGATGTGCGCTACGCACTTGACTGTGATCTGACCGATTTTGCGTAAACAAAAAGCGCCCGCGGCATCAAGCCGTGGGCGCTTTCCTAGAAGAAAAAATGAAAGTCCACCTCGCACCGACACGCACCCGCAACATCTTGGCGCACATCCCCACCGATCAGTGCGTATCTGTCCAGTTGACGGGCGGCTCAATTAAGGGGCAATGGGGGGGTAGGAACACCCTCATCCTGCACGTTACCGTACAGGGTGACCCCAACGGCATCAAGGCGCGGAAAATCATTCTCGCCGCGGAAAAAGCCGCATACCCGCGCGCTCGGCGGTCGTGTTTGGTATGACCGGCAAACATTTCAACTGGCACAAGCGCTGGCGGCTCGACCCGCTCACGGCCAGCGCGGTTCACGACAGCGGCTGGCGGGTGATTTACGAACTCGAAGCCGCCCGCCCCATTGATTCCAACCCGCCAGCAATTGGCGGGTTGTGCTGGACGCGGGACGGGCGGCGGTATATCGTGAACTATGACGGCACGGAACACGATCTGAACCAGTGGCTGACCGCGCAGGCCGAGCGTGGCCTGATCGACCAGGCCAGCGTGCAAGCGCGTGTCGCCCGTCTCATGCGCGAGGCCGGAGAATTGTGGGTAAGACACATAGAGAGAAACCCATGATCAACACACCCACCCCCGCCGCCATTCGCGCCGCCCGCGAGGCTGCGGGCTTGACGCAAACGCAGGCCGCCCAGTGGGTGCTCGTGGGCCTGCGCGCGTGGCAGCACTGGGAGCTCGGCGAGCGGAAAATGCCGCCGGGCCTGTGGCAGTTGTTCCGGCTCAAAGCCTGGCTGTCGGAACTTAAACTTTTGCAAAACTTTACACTGTAGGGGCGCCGCCGGCATCGAGGGTTGCTGCCCACGAAACTGCAATCTCTGATCAGCCGCCACGGCCGCCATTTCGCCGACGACGTGCGCACCCATCTCTACGCTGGCCAGCCGCTCGCCGCCGCCATCAGTGCCGCGACACAATCGTGGATGGGCTGGGCGATCAACCGCAACACCAGCCGCGCCACCGGCATCCCGCGCGGCCTGCCGTACCTGACCGGGTTCGTGATTCATTGCGCGATCCTGACAGACGATGCTTCATGAAACTTTACCGGATCATCAGACGACCGGCGCGTTCTGGGTGACGAGCGGATTTGACAATTTGAATTTTTACGGTATAATTCAAATATCGAATCACCGATACCGACTAGGCGAATCCTAGGGCTCAGATATAGGAGCAAATCATGACAGCAGCAGAAATTGGCCTCATCCCATTCGACGAATATCAATTCACGGCTCGAACAGAGCAGCAACGTACGCGCGCGGCAGAGTTGGGCGCGACGCACATCCTCGCTCGCCGCGACTACCGACTGCCGAAAAAAATCACAAATTTTTTAGCTGAAAACGCCCTCCGGGCTGTTCAGGTTGGCGGGACGACGGGTAAAAGCGCCGTGTTCGCCGTCATTCCCGTGACACTCAAATACGTTGAGGAACAAACCAAGGCGTTGGTTATGCACTATTGGCAGGGCCGTGACGACTGGGCTGTCCAGAGGGGATTCGACGAATTGGCGCGAAAGTCGGCCTCGGTCCATGGCGCGGCTGAAATCATTGAGTCCGCCCGTCAGCGCCGAGCAGACAAGCACGCCGCATGGGTGCGGGATTATTACGGCCAGTAATGCCGGCGCCCGTAGACCTCACGGGCGCGAGATTCGGCTCACTCGTAGCCGAATCTCGCACTCGCCACACCGACGGCAAAACAGCCTGGGTGTGCCGTTGCGACTGCGGACGTACAACTACGGTACCAACGATTCGCCTGAGCAGCGTAGCAGACGACAATCCGCGCGCGATCCGCGCGTGCGAGGCATGCCGCAGCCGCCAGTGCGCAATCTGTGGCGCGCTATACCTCAAATCAGGCAGCGCCACGACATGCGGCGCCGATGCATGCCGACTCGAATACCGGCGCGCCGCCAACGCCAAATATTCCGCCGCATCCGAGGAGCGCGCACCTGGCCAAAAATACCAACGCGACCGGCAGCGTGTGGCCAACATCAGGAGCACCCAACCAGAACGATACGCTGAAATGCTGGAGGCCGGGCGCGAATCGCAGAAACGCCGGCGCGCAAAAATGGATGACATTGACCGCATCCTGCGCCGCGCGTGGAGCAGAGACTATTACGCTCAACACCGCGATTCGATCCGCGCAAAATTCAGCGCATGGTTGGACAACATGCCGCCCGATCAGCGCGCGGCCTGGGATCAACGCAGGGCAGACTCAAGTCGCGCGTACCTGCGCCGTCGTGCGCTGGCAAAAATGGCCGAGACAGCGGCTCAACTCATTACCCGTAACCAGCCAAAATCATGAGCGAACTCACGATCATTGAACAAACGACAGACCTCACCACACTGCCCACCGAAACCCTGCGCGAGCGGCTGGTGCAGGCCGTTGGCATCACGGCCAAAACACTGTCCTACCTCAGCGGAATCTGGCACGAGCTGGAACGCAGAGGCGAGGATTTGAGCGACCTACGCGGCGGTCTCATGACCTATCTGCCGCTGATCGCTGCCGGTAGACTCGATCCCGAGATGGTCGTGCGCTGCGCGGGGCAGGCCATGCTACTGCGCGCGGCATCTGAAATCTCGCTGGTAGAACAGCGTAAATTACTGGAGCGCGGAGCCCCAATCGTCGTGATCGACGATGAAACCGGCAGTCTCGCGGAGGTATCAAAACCGCTGGAAAAATTGAACGCAGCGGAAGTACGAAAAATTTTTGCAGGGACACACGTCCGCACGCCAGCCGAACAGGCCAAACTGATCGCCCGCACAAATGCAGGATCAAAACAAACCACCGCGCGTGGCGTTATCGTAAAAATTCGGCTGACGCAGGAGGAGTACAGGGCGCTGCGTCAGCGTGCGGCCAACGCAAACAAACATGTACCCACACTGGCACGAGAGTTAATTCTGGGGGAGAAAAATGAGTCCCCTGCCTACGAACCCGATGACGGGGCACTCTCAAAACAGGATATAAACGATTTGCGGAGCGTCGCAGGCGCATCATTACCCAAGGGCGCACCGCTGAAAAAGTCATCGCTGTTTAACGATTGATATATCATGATTTTTCGCGCCTACCTACGCACATTTGATGGCCGCGTGAGCGAAAAAACCGTCACGCATGCCCTCGACGCGGCAATCACCGCGTTCGCGGCGTTAGTCAATCGCACAGACCTGGACGGCCAGAAATTCGCAGTCGCACTTACCGGAGACAACCGGCAAATCGCATTCCATCGGTTCGACCGCCGTCCGGGAGATGCCGACTACTGGCGCGACCGCATCGAGGAGATTGAGATACCTGGATTGGGCTCAGGCTGGGGCGGCGCGCGCCCTGGTGCTGGGCGTCCGTCTCTCGGCCCGCGAGTGCGTGTCGAACTACGGCTGTCGCCTGAACAGGCCGAAAAATTGGAACGACTCGGCGGCCCGGATTGGATCAAACGGGAAATTGACGCCGCTGATTGAGAATGAGAACAGCATCATGACCACCTACACCCCGTCTCAATTCAACGCGCTGGCTGGACTGGTCAGATTGGATGAGCCTGAACGCATCGCTACGGGGTCTGTGTTGTTGCGCGGAATGACGGCAGATGCCGCGGCGGCTCAGGCGGGGATCAAACAGAGCGCGGTTGCCGATGCGTTGGAGAAATGCCGGCAGGCTGAATGCCTAGCGCGTGCTGTTGTATGGGCGCCGCCGGCATCGAGGGTTGCTGCCCACGAAACTGCAATCTCTGATTTCCCGTAAATTACCCGGAATTCTCCGAGAAGCGCGCCAGCCGCGCGCTTTCGCATCCGGCCCCGGGCACCAGTTAGGCGTGCTGGTTTGTGCGCGCAGCCGGGGCCATTCGACCCCGGCATGGTCCCTGGGGTAGCCTCTCCCCATCAATGCCGGAAATGCCGCGTCCCGGTAAACACCATCGCCACGCCGCGCTCGTTGGCGGCGTCTATGACTTCCTGGTCGCGCATCGAGCCGCCGGGCTGAATCACGCAAGTGGCGCCTTGGTCGATGACCACGTCCAGCCCGTCGCGGAACGGAAAGAAAGCATCGCTGGCCACCGCCGAGCCTTGCAGCGACAGGCCCGCGTTGGCCGCTTTCATGCTGGCGATGCGCGCCGAATCGACGCGGCTCATCTGGCCCGCGCCGACGCCC